TACGTAGCTAGCACCAGTACTGAATTGCCCAGTCAGGTTGGCATCAGCGCCGTTCCATGCAGCATTACGCATGTTGGGGTACGCAATACCGTTCTCTGCGTTTACTGTGTAGAACGCTTCGCCATTAGCACCTTTCGCGTTTTTAACCGCGTCCAGCTCTGCGGGGGTCAGCCCTTCCAGATATGTTGGGCTAGCACGATGCTCGTCGAACGCATCTTTGACGCGGCGCTGCACAGCGTAGAGCCCCTGCGGCCCCCACTTCTCGTCCATGTCGTTGCTGTAGTACGTGTTTACGGCACCCCGTGCGAAGTTGCCAAGTCCAGTTATGAAACTCATGCCAGCCCCTTTCCATACCGCAGATACGGGTTGTTCAACGCCGCCATTCTCTCATAATGTTTACGCGTAAGCTCGTCCGCGTAAGGCATGGTCCGGGTATGCAGCTCATTAGCCATCCTCATGGGGGGTGGACGATCCCCTGGTGTCTGGAACCCAGCGGCTGTCATCGCAAGATTGGCCGGGTGCCCCCGGAAAACGTCGTTAGGCTTGGCATAGCTCGAACGGTCTGCACCTTCCACGTTGTGAACCTTGAACGACTCAGAGAACTTGTCCAAGCCAGTCATCGCCAGACGCATGGGGGGCGGCATACCTTCGTGGTCGCGCGACAGACCCATCGCTGTTAGCATCTGGTTGGCCGGGTGATATTTGAACGGGCTGGCACCGCACAAACCACTGCCATCTTGACAGGACGCCCCCTGTGGCTTACCTGCTGACAAGTTATCCAGACCCCCAACATCACCACCGGAGTACCGGCGCTGTAGGCCGACGTTATTAGCGGCTTCCAGTTTCTTCTTAGCGCCCTTCTGTTTGGTGGATTTCACCTTGCGGACTTCCTTGGCGACGTTGGGGTCGCGCATCGACTCTTCGTTAACCACATAGCTCCCTGGAGGAACGCTATCCATGATCGAATCAGAAGTGCCCGTGCCAGGGCCGCGTACGTAACCAGTACCTTCACCGTCTGGGGTCACAAGGTATTCGCCGTTAGACAAGCGCACAGGCACCTCACCACCTTCAGCGAAACCATCTGCGTACATACCGGAGATGAACCGTTGGTCAGCTGGATCGGCAACCCTGCGCGGGTTAGCCTTAATGACGTGCGCCATACGAGCGCTGTTAGGGATGATCGTGCTGGCAGCGGCTGGCACTCGGGCCGGGAGGCCCAGACCACCTTCCCACGGCGCAACGACTTGTTCGAGCGCTTGCTCCTCGTACGACGGGAAATCCGGGGATACGCTCTGACGCTGGTAGCCAGCCGTCTGAGATACGGGAGCGCGAAGATTGATGTCCTGGCCCTGTGGAATCTGCGACCGCATGGCTTCCATTTGTGATCCGAGGTCGATCTGCCCTTTCAGATACGCCAGCATCTTCTGGTTCTGTGCGGCGGAACCTGTGTACTTGTCATCACCGAACACCTGCGAATACACCGCTTTACGCTGAGCAAACGAGGAATCAACCCCCATACCCTTCATCTCATCTACGACGGAACGCTTATCACGCTTGACCTTACCCCCGTTAGCCAGCGCCATTGACCCGAACAACGCCGCCGCGCCCAATGCCCACCCCACCGGATTCCACGCGTTAGCAGCGGCAGCGGTGGCCACACCACCTTCCAGCGCAGCGGCGGTTCCAGCGGCTAAAGTACCGGCTTCGGCACCAGCCCCGAGTAGCGCAGCGTCCTGCGCGGCGAGCATGGCGGCTTGAGACCCCGCACCTGTAGCGGACAACCCGGTAGCAGTAGTACCTTGGGCAGCGGCAGCGGTCTGCGCTGCTTTAGCAGCTTCGATACTAGCGTTCTTCGCTACGCCCGCCTGACCGGACTGGTATAGGTTGTAGGCTTTTTCACCCTGTCGTGCCATCCCAATACCCTGCTGTGCCGGCGAAGGCGTAGGGGCTGAGGGCGAACCACTCACTACACCCGCTGCATTAGGGTCTGACATCTGCATCCGGCGACTAACTTGACCGCCTTGGGCGTATCCAGGGATTTCTCCGCCGTCTTTCTTACCATATTTGAAGTACATATCAGCGCCCATCATCGCGGCGCTGCCAAGACCTGACATAGCGTTCGCATCAGCCTGTGCGTTCTGCGCCATAACACCGCCCATCTGGCCAAAACCACTAGCAATCTGATTACCCTGATTCATGCTTTCGGTCTGCATGTCGTTGAGCAGCTTCCACTTGTTCACTGCCGCCGTGGTCTGCTTGTCGTCAATCGCGGTACGCATGTTGTTCATGGCACCAGTACGCATCGCGGCCCCTTGCAGTCCAGCACCTGCCATCTCATTGGCCATGCGGTTGGGGTTGAACGCAGCACCGTAGCGGCTCATGTTGCGATTAACTGCCCCCATCGTCTGACCGAAGCTCGACATCGCGTCGGTGTTGGCTTGCCCAAGCATCCGGTTCTGGTAGGCCGGGTCGCTGTACTTGTCATAAGCGGCCATCGCGCCACCAAGACCACCCGCCATATACGGGTCGCGCATCGCGTCAGTCTTCTTGAGCTGCGACAGGTTGTAGTCGAGCATCCGCCCTTGCGCGGCTGTCGCCTCGTTGGAGCTACCGCCGCCGCCCCCGCCGTTGTAGCCCGGGTGCTTCAGAAGCGCGTTGAATTTGTATTTGAAGCTCATAGCGAAGCCCTCAAGACGTTGTATGCGTGGCCGAAGCCGTATCGTTGGAACAAGCGGGACTGGGAGTCACCGCAGAATGCTTGTATTTGAGAAGCGCCCTGCACTCTGGCCCAGCCTTTGAATGCGTCGAGCATGTCTCTGGATGTAGACCCCGACACGTAGGCAAGGTTGGCTACCCGCACGTTCGGGTAGTTGATGAAGTCCACCACACCGACCGAAAGAACCTCGTCCTCGTCGGCGTACACAAGCAAGTCGTACAGCCCCTGCCTCAGCTTGAGGCGCACTTGGCCAAGCGACTCTTCACCTTTGTTCGTGCCCACAGCCCGCGCCAACACGTCAGCAACTTTAGGCCAGACGTAATCAAGTTGGTTCGGGGCGATGTGAACAAGTTCAGCCATCTTTAGCGAGCGCCGTGAAGTTGCGTAAGCATACCATAAGTAGCCTTGTCAAGTTATCCCGAGAGCGGCTCTGAAGGCGTTCTTTGTGTTGGTGTCCATCAGCACCGACGTAGCTGTGAACTGTATTTGCCCGAAAGCGCCGCCGACTCCGCCGACGGACACCAACGCCCCTCCGCCTTGTACAGTTGAGTTGTAGTAACCACATCCGACATAGGACGTAGGGCCAGACAATGCTGCTTGCCCGGTGTTGACGTTCATCTGGTAACTACCAGCCCGGAATCGGTACACGTCCCCGTCGTCGGTAGCGCCGTTTCGCCCTATAAACCAGTTACTTGACACGCCGTCTGACAAATTACCTGTTACACGCCCGAAGTCCATGAAGACATTACGGATATACACCCCGGAGCTTTCGACAACGAATGGCGTCACCGACCCAGTTGGCGACGTGACCGCGAACCTGTCCGCCTTGACGACGAACGAGGAGGAGTAGCTGCCATTCTTACCCTCCAGTCCAAGCCCTGCGCCGACGACGTAGCCGTTGACATCGAACTTCACCGTCCAAGAACCGTTCACATCTCCGCTGACATTCTGGCTGATGTACAGTGCATCCTGCGCGACAGCTTGGACCCCGTTCACCTGTGTCTGCACCTGTGTCACAGACGACGCCGTGGCACCAGCTAGGTCAGATGTCGCGGTAAGCTCTTCTTGCACCAGCGCGATATTGTCGTTGATGGCTGTAACAGCCGTGGTCGTCTGCTGGGCCAAGGCGTAGTCCGCTTCTTCACGGAGGGTCTGCTCAGTACGAATAGCCGCTCCGAAGCGTTTCTCGAACCATGACGGCATCTCGATCCATGACAGGCGCTCTTCCAGCTTCTTCCACAACCAAGAGTTCTGCAGGCTAGCTGTCAACTCAGTAAGGACAGAACCGCCCCCACCGCCAGCGCCGAAGAAGCTGCTGTTTACCGCGATGCTGCGTCCGTTGCCGACACGTACCGACTTGCCTGCTACGACATCCTGCAGATCAGCCACCGTGAGGAACTTGTGCTCCCCTGTCCCGACCTGCCCGTTACGCACTGCAAGCTGGTCGGCAATAGCCTTGATCGCTAGGCGCGTGGCCTCGTCCTTGATGGACGACAGCGGCGGGATATTCGGGATGGGGGAGTTAGACACCTTGCAGCTCCGCGACGGCGTTGACCAGATAGGCTTCCGTTACATAGGAGTCCGCAGCTCCCGCAACTTCGATAGACCAACGGCGAGCCAGAAACCCTGACGGCAGGGGGAACACTATCCGCTCATGCGTGGCTAGCCCGGTAGTTTTGGTGTGTTTGAGTACGCCATCTGCGTACACTTTGACGGTGACCGTACCTGATCCAACCATCTGCATGAACGCAAAGTTGGTGGGTGTCGGGGTGATGAAATCCTTGCTGTGCCAAGTGTAAGCCAGCCGGCTGGAACTACCTTTGAACTCGCGCAGGGTGCCGTTGCTCACGACATACAGAGCGTCCGCGTAGGGGTTGATGGCGTGACAGGTAACCGGCGTGGTCAGCGCGGTCAGACTGGGGTTCTCTTCGTCAAACCGGATCAGGAACGGCGCGGTGCCATCAGTGAAGTACACCAGCAGATTGCCGTCGTGCGCGGCCATCTTGATCACGCTCAGTTTGTTTCCGTATCGTTCGCGCCACACATCGCGGGTAAAGAACTTCTGGCTCATCTGCAGCGACGCATCAAGGCCGCGCAGCAACACGATACCGTCATGGGACGCATACGCTGCGTAAGGACCGACGTTGCAGATACTGCCCTTGGACACCCCAGCCTGCAGGGCGGGGACAATCTGGTTGGTCAGGCTGTCCGGGTCCACACCCGTAATGACAATAGGCTCAGCCGTGGTCGTGACGTACAGTCCGTTCTCAAACGGGCATATGCCCTTCACCACACCCGGTGTGGTGATGATGTTCGCGCTCTTCCACGCATACGGAAGGTAAGCTTGGCTGATATGAACCTCGTTCTCGCCCTGCTTGAACGCCGCAAGGATGCCGTTGCCCATATTGCACAAACCGACCAGTCCGCTCTCTGGCGGGAGGAACCCAGTCGTGGCAATCGGCTCGCCAAGGTTCTCGGTCTTGACCTCGTCGGTGACAGAAGGCGCAGTGGTGTTGACGTCTACTTCAGCAACGAACAGATACTCTGTTGACTGCGAACCCGTTGCCGTTCGGTATACTCGAATCTTGGAAATCGGGTTATAACTGTGCGTGCCGGGTGGAGTGTACGACAAGGTAACCGCTTGTCCATTCACGCAGTCCAGTACCACCGGCTCCGCCGCGTCACCCTCTTCGCCGTAGTTGTTGACGTATGTGTAGGTGTAAGCACGGGACTCTGTCGCGGCAGCGCTGGTACGCAGCGTGACCGTCATAACGTCGCCAGCACGGGTGACGTCCGCTTCCAAACCTGACATCTCCGTGGGGAGCTGCGCTCCGTCAGACCGGAACAGAACGGTGCCTGTGCCGCCGTCAAGACGGGTGAACGTCCACGACACTACCGGCAAGGTTGCCGATGCTGACTGACTCGTCAGCGTAGACGTAGGCTCCTGCGCGCCTTCCACAGTGGAGAACCACAGCTTGTCCGTACTGGCCGGGAACAACGTGTCCTCGTTCCAACTGTTGTAGGTGTACGTCGTGCCGTTGTATTTAACATGAATAAGATTCATGTTGCTGGCCACCACGTTATTCGGCTCGACGGGCTTGTTGAAGCGGAACAACAGCTCAGCACCGCGTTGGTACACCTCGACGGCGGCTTGGATGGCCGTAACTTCCTGCCCATCAAAGTTCTTGTCCGGCACTTCGGCAACACCGATCAGCAGGGCTGGGCCAACCCCAGAGGAGGTGCCGCTGGTAGCCGTAGCCGCCGCGCAAGTCAGGCCCGACATGCTTACCTGAAACTTGAACGCCGCCGGGGTGTTGGTTGTGACCACGGGGTGTGCAGTGGCTTCCTCAGAGCGCGTGCCGTCCGGCGACTCGCAGAACATGGTCAGGTTAAACGGCTGACCCAACACAATGCCCGGTATGTGAAACGTCGTGCGCGTGTCCACCATCGCGCCACTGGGGCGGGGCACCCCTACAAGGTACTTGTTCGTCCCGGAAGGCTCCTGCCCAGATGTGCCGAGCGTGCGGTTGGAGACATACATCCCTGTCCCGTCAGTCCAGTAAAAGCGGCTGTAAGCGTCATCCGCCACCGGCCCACGCACTGCATCGACATCCCGGTTCCACGCAAACCACCGGGTGGACACGGAGTCAGGCACGTACACTGACCGTGCAGAGGTAGACCCCACTGACGCACCGTTGCCCAGTACACCAGTGAGGTGCCCTCGCATGAAGTCACAGTTGCTCGTTGACTGGGCGGCAGTATCAGGCAGCGCGTGCGGCAGGTGGCGGGGGAATTCACCCGCGAAGGACTTTAACGCAATAGCCGACATATCAATGCCTCAGATCGGTGTCATACTCGATTGACTCCTGACAGTGCCGGTAGTCAACACGGTCGAGGAGCTTGCAGAACCACGCGCAGAACTTACAGGTAGCAACACGCTTACCCATGCGCGAGGAGAGCGTTTCGTCGGGATTTCCCAACAGCACTGCGTTAAGTAGCTGGTCTAGCGAGATAAGCAGGTTCTTTAGATAGGTCACAGTGCCTTCGCCGCTACAAACAACCCATGCAAATCCGCTACACCCAAGCCTTGCGCCATTCCGACCACCATCGGATGGTCTTCCTCGAACTGCGTGGCGAATTCCCACCAGTCTTTAAGGTCTTGATCCCCTGCGGCGACAGCGGCTTCCACTTGTGCTCGAAGACCAGCGGCAGTAAGAGCTTGGCGAATCTGGCGGGGGGATACGATGATCGGTGGCACAGGGGTGGGATCGGCAGGTTCCGGCGTGTTGCCTTCTGCTAGCCATGCGAGGTATTGCTTATAATCAGAATTACCTTCATCGAACGGGATACTTCCAATATTCCAGTGAAACACAGAACCGTTTTGAAGCAATTTGTAAATCATTTTATAACTCCGACGATGCTGTGAAATGGTAACGGTACATAGCACCTGCTGTAAATCCAGTTCCGCTATCTTGTATAAATAGGTCACTAGATTGACCTACATACGCGGTTGATGTGACGGTAGTACCAACATCCGATCCTGAAACATACGCGGATACTTTATCTGCGGTTCCACCTGTCGAATAATATTTCATTGTAGGTTGGCTTCTTTTAGTTACCGTAAATAATGGCCCTCCAATATTGCTAGTAGATGATGCAACCCCCCATCTAGCGCTTACTATATCCGCCGCCCCGGGAACAGTCGCTTGATTATATGACTTCTCGTAATACCTCTGACACAGCGCCAACTCAGTACCATAAGGACGTGATTCAAACGGAGTGGCGACGGAGCCTGCTTCAAGCTGAACCAAGGCGATCTTGAAGTTGTTGGCGGTGCTGTCTAGGGCGTTGACTTGGTTGGCGGTAGCTATACCAGGATTGGTTGTGGTTTGCCAAGAATTGGCAGTCGTAGTGTAAGCACTTGACGTTGAACACCCTATTGCAAACCAAATGTTTATACCAACACCAGAGTCATATAACCAAGTCCCTGTAATATCTACTGGAATCGTTATCACCGCCTTCTCCCAAGTATCAGTTACATCTTGGGTATATTCGGTGACGTACGAGCGTGTGTTGGCGCTATTAACAAAACTTACACAATAAGTTCCGGTCTTGGTATGTTTGTGCCAGAAACTCAAAGTAACGTATCTAGTCCCTGCTTGACCGAAGCCGAATTGGGCCGAGTTAACCCCCTCGACCTTGTGCGATACATACGCGACTTGATTTGCGGTCAGGGATGCGTCAGCAGTGGTTACATCAACATGCAGGCAGTGCTGGGTAAACACACCAGCTTGTGCAGCAGTCGGCGCATCGGCAGTTTTTGCAATGTTTACTACAGCATCACTTGATGCTCCGTAATAAAACCGATCAGCGGTGTATTGAGTAGTCGGCCCAGTAAAACTCGTCCCTCTCTGCCAAGGGTTAGTTGTGAAGTCTCCACCGATAATCTTGTTACGGAAGGAGAATGCAGAACCAATGGCACCTTCGATGGCCCCTGATGCAAAAGAGCTGGAGGTTACTGAGCCGGATGCGGGTACGGTCGAGTACCCTTGGTCAACAAGACCCCGAATCAGAATGGATACCCCAGAATCCGGTGCCGTACCAAAGGTCAACGTGGTGCCGCTGATGGTGTAGTCCGTGCCGGGTAGCTGTTCAATACCATCCAGAAGTACTTGGCAACTGTTTTGGGTTGGCGGGGTCCACGTCAGGGTGTGGGCTGTGGTGCTACCGTTGCCTGTAGCGGTGTAGATCGGGTTATCACTCCACGCTATGACGTTACCGAGGGTAGCCATTATGCGATCTCCAGAACACTGATAACGGTGTCAACGGAACTTGCTGCAGAGCTTTCCACCTTGAGCAGGTCACCCGCTTCCATAACCAGCTTCTGATCACCCCCCACCACAACAATTGAGCCACCAGCGGGAATATCCGCGCCCATCGTACCGACGGTAGGGCCACCTACGATGTACGTGTCGGCAGTGCCATCGTGCAGAGTAACCGCAACCTTGATGGCCGAAGCAGTACGATTGGCGACCGTCATCCCGATAACCGTTGTTTGGGTGGCTCCGGGGGCTGTGTGGACCGTGGTGAGCGAAGCCCCAACAGAGCGTGCAGTGTAGTTCTTGAAAGTGTTTGCCATGTCTTACCCCAGTGCAATCGCCAAGGCCACAGCGGTCCCGGCTTGGTCAACGTCGAGTGTGGTCCGCGCCGCTGCAGCGTTCGCGTCGTCAATCAGGCTCCGCCCGAAGGTAGTCAGCGTCGCCGTGGTGGCCGTATCTGTGCCAGTGAAGTAGGGGACTTTGTCCGCCCCGGTAGTTACCCCAGCTACCGCAGACAGTGTGGCGTCATATGCCTGCACATCCGTGCCGATGGCTAACCCAAGATTGGTTCGCGCCGTAGCAGCGCTGGTCAGCGATGCCAAGTTGTCCGACTTCTGCAAGTAGTTGCCGGCCCCCGCTGCCGTCCAGCGCAGCTCGATATAAACTGTTTTGCCTCCGGCGGAGGGGTACGCGTAGCCGCCGGCTTGGCCCGTCATGCTCTCGTAGTCGCGCACGATAGTCAGCGTGTCCGCCGTGCGGGCGGTAACCTGCGCTACCTCAATGCGTTCCTCGTTACCGGCTTCGTCGATCTCGTACAGTGTAATCAGGGCGAAGTCACCCCCGGTGGGCGCTGGAAACAGCGCACCAGTCCCGGTTGACACCACCAAAGTAGTGCCGCCTTGCGTGAGCGACCCCGACAGGGTTGTCGCAGCGTTGTTGACGAACAGTTGACTGGCCATATCAGTATTCCTTGATCTTGAAGCGGACCTCGTCCTGCTTAACCCTGTTAAGCGCTGTGGTCATCGTCACCTCGACCTTGTACGTCACCCCGGCAGTGCCACCGGATACCCACAGTTTGAGCCGGCGATTGGTGTCAACAGGCAGAGGCGCAGCGACAGTTAGTCCAGCGGGGGTGACCGTAGCCGTGGCTGACAGCACAGTGTCGCTATCCGATAGCCAGTCCGTGTAGTTGATGTCGTAGTCAAGCTCGTCACTCGGCTGCTGGATGAAAGTCCCTACAAGCGCCATGTCATACTCCTGCGGTGTTCTGTGTTGCCGTGATGTCCACGACGCGAACCGACTCGGCAATATTTGCCGTGCGCTCTACCGGGGCCAGTGTGGTCGTAACGTCCTGACCGTTCAGCGTGGCATCCAGTGTCATCGACATAGCCAGCGAGCCGTACACGAGGTGGTTCACCGTAGACGTGACCGCCCCTGAGAGCGCTAGTTGTGCATCCGCAGCCCCGTGGCGCTGGTTGTACCCAAGGCACGTCGTGTCGAGTGATAGATATGCAGAACCTGCGCCGAAGACTTTCTGAAGACGAGTACCCGTCAGCGACCCAACGAAGGACAACACGCCTTCAATCGCCCGGTGCATCTTCTGGCTGCTAGTTATCGCGCCTTGTAGCGTCAGCGACTGACTTATCGTCGCGTAGTGGGTAATCGTCCCGACGAGGGAGCCGGTCAGCGTGAACAGCGCGTCAATGAAGCCCATCCGGTTAGGGGACTGCGTCCCCACCCCGAGAACAACGCTATTTAACGCCGACCGGTTCATGGGTTACGCCCAAGTCAGGTCTAGGTCACCAGCAGAGATCACATACACGTCGTTGACGTTGAGCACAGTGGCCGCGCTCAGTGCGCCAGAGGCCAGCAGGTTGCCAGTGGTCGCCGCGTCGTAGATGCCCCAGTGGGTGATCGTCACAGCGGAGCCCGTTACCGCAGGGAACGTCAACGTGTTGGAGTTGCTCGTCAGGCCGGCTGAGGGCGCCGTGAACGACGTGATCTGCTGCCGTGCGTACCACCCGCCAGTGACTTCGTTGGCAGTGACGTTGTCATCCGTAGGGTCAGCGACGAACAAGGCCAGATACACGCCAGCGGGGGCAGAGTACGGCGAGCCCCGGAACACATGGTTGATCAGCGCGTGCGCGAGGTGGGTGGAAAATCCGGCCATGTCAGGCTCCTTTTAGCGAATTCGTAAACAGGGTGTAATAGCTCGTCGCTGCTGCTTGGTTAGCCGCTGCTTCGATGTTTTTGCTGTACGCCCGAAAAGCGACGTAGTAACCCACCGCCACGGCGTAGATGTCATCCAACGCTAGGGTTGACGTAAGGCTATTAACCAGCGGGGGTACTGCTGCGTAGATCAGTTCCACCTTGCCACCGAGTGTCTTCAGGGCGGGGTGAACGTAGAAGTCTTTCGGCGAGGCTGCGTCCTGCACCCAGTGGGCGATCTCAGCTGCGGTATCCCCGTGCCATCCAGGACGATTAGCGTCCATCGTAACCCTGTCCACAGCCCTTACAGCCTTACCGTAGTCACCCGCGCTGGACACATTGCACGGTACGTCAAGCACCGCGTGCCCATCCACTACTCCAAGGCTCGGCAACGACTGCCTCGTGCCAGCCGCAAGTGACTTGACTACCCGTTTTGTGTACGCCGTAGGTACAAGGCGAACGACCTCGAACTGTGCATCGTTAACCCAGTCAAAAAGCTCTGCGTCGGTCCAGCGTACCTTATCCGCGTCCTGTATCAGCGTGCGTACGCGTGTTGCAACAGCGAGAACAGTGGTGCTCATGCCATCGGCCTCATAGACACTGACAGCGACCCAACAGACAGGCCACGTTTCTGGTTAACATGCGCCGCATGGACCCCTTGCTCGTATTTGCCCGTGTGGTACGCAACGCCTTCAGGCGCAGACCACGGCTTCCCAGGGACAGCCATAAGCCGCCGCAGAGCACCGTGTACGAGGGTCTCCGCATGCACCGTGTACAGGAAGTCCTCTATGACATTAGCCGTCGCTCGCGGGGCGTAAGCGACAGTCGCGCGAAAAGCTATATCACCAGACGGTAGTGGGTAAGCGCGAACTGTGTCAGACGCCGTAAGCATGTACGCCGTTGGAGACCCTGTAGTGAGCTGCCAATCGGTGAGCGACCTCATCTGTGAGAGCATCGTTGGGTGGGCGGACACACCATCGAACGTGACGTTCAGAATCTGCAACACTGTTCCGTGAGCTGGAGGTGTAACTTGGTACGGCCAATCTGTGGCCGCTACAGTCTCCTCGTCTTGGTCCTCCACCCAGCACAGCGTCCGCGCACACATGTCCACAGCAGATGCCCGCAAAGCGCTACGCGCCATATCATCCGAACATCCTGGCAGATGCACCAAGGTATCGGGGAGGAGAATGTCCAGACTAACCGTTCCCATGCGCGCTCACATGTTTACTCGTCAACAGAGTCTAGCACGGTCGCAACGCGGCGTCCACGTTTCGGCTTGTCTTCCGCGACAGGTTCTACAGCAACAGTGGGAACCGGCGTCGGCTCGACCACATAACGCTGACCGTCACGGGTCAGCGTGTACTTATCCGGGGTGCCGGTAGCGATAGTCCAGATGTACCCATCCTTGTAATGGATGATGGCCTTGCCATCCACCCACTCGCCACGGTACTGCTTCATCAATGCATCCAAAGTCATGCGTGCTCCAGTATGAAAACCCCCGTGGTGCGCGTGCTAGGCAGAGGCGTCGGGGGTGTTGTTACCTACTTAGGAAGCGGCAGCGATGCTGTTATCCACAACCCAGGTCAGACCATTCTCGCTGATGCAAGTGAAGGTCGCGCCAGTGCCGGTAGCAACGCCGCGCTGACCGGTCGTAGCAGTGCCACCATTGATGGTGCCGCCAGTGGGCGGGTACACGTCAACGGTAACGGTAGCAACGGTGTTCACGATGGTGATCTGGTCGCCAGCCCCCATGCCTGCGGGCAGGATCAGAGAGTCACCGGTCGTGGCGCAAGCGGTCACGACGTTGAAACGCCCAGAAGCCGTATTAGCCTCCAGGGTGGGAGCAGCGCCACCCGCCAGGGCGGTCATGCCCGTCTTGGCAAACGAATCGCCAGCGAAGGCGTTCACAGCGAATTGAGTTCCAGCCATATCAATCTCCTAGAAAGAGGAACGGGGTGGTGTTACCCACCCCTGTCGATTACTTGACGATGCCGATGGTCAGGGCTTCGGGCTTGATGACCTTGCGGCCATAAATCTGAAGCGAACGGACCACATCACCGAAGTCGCTCGGGTTACGCAGGGTCTCGGTCTTGGTGTACTGGGTTGCGAAGCTGATCGCATCCTTGGTACCCGCGACGACCATACGCTGAGCATTGTTGTCGGTGGTGTCCCAGGCGGCACCGGTAGTGGGGTCGGTCATACCGGAAACCCAATACTTGTCGGCAGCGCGGCGGGGCAGCATGTTGCTGACGTAAACCGAGAAGCGGTCGATCATACCGATCTTGCCGGTACGGACGATGCTCGACTGGTCGCCAGTGAAGTACGCCTGGGCCAGGTTCGACTGCATCAGAATCTGACGGTCAAACGGAGACATCAGCAGCCAACGGCCAGACTCGGGCACGTTCTGCTCGTCCAGCGCAGCGCCCATCTTGAGGATGAGGTTGAGCAGGTTGGCAGCGGTGGCCGTATCGACGGGGGCGTCAGCAGTACCCAGGTTCAGGGCACCCGACTTCACACCAGCGGTAGCACCGAAGTTGCCGGTAGCCGCGCCGTAATCAACGCCAGCGCCACCTTTGTCGGTACCCAGGAAGGTGTTGAAATACACCTCGTCAGCCGTAGAGATTTTCATCTGCTTGGCGGCGTCTTCGGTGTACATGTTCATCAGGTCCATATCGGCCTGAGCTTCGATCACGTCGTTACACTGGAAGGCGAAGTACTTGCCCTTGTCGATGACCATGTCCTGGTAACTCGGAGCCGGCACTTCATAGGCTAGGTTCATACCAACGGTGTAATCGTTGATAGCGATGTTCGGAATCGCGCGAATGCGGACGGTGTCGCCCTGATTCTTGATCTCGCCTTCGTAGTCGGTGTTGACGATCTCAGCCAGCTGGTTGTCAACGTAGTATTTTGCCGAATCAGATACAAACGTGTTGACCCGTCTGTAAATTCCGACTATCGCATAGCCGACGTTTCCCTGGATGGGTGTCCCACTTGAACGATGCAACATCTTTCACCGTGGCGAGGAGCCCATTCACGTCTGGCTTCGGTTCACTTAGTCTGTGCGGGTGCGATTTCAAGTGCTTCAAAACTGCCACGATGTTGTTTCCGTCACGGAAATGCCCCATCTCGGCGCACTTCAGGATGAACTCCACTTGGGAGCGTTTGACGACGGTGTACTTACCGAAGTAATCAAACATCTCCATAATCTTGCTGGCTGGCGCGTTTATGTACCACTGCTGCACATTTGTCCGCATCGGTTTCAAGCTGCCACCGAACGCTTTGTGGATCAATTCAATCCCACCGACATAGCAATCTTCTGCAGTAATGTGCAAGCGTATAGACGCCCCACCATGCTTAGACTGCTTGTGTACAGTAGCACTCACACAGCCATCTCCGTCGAAGTAGCCTGCCAACCATTTGCGAGAAGGGTACGTAGGGATCGGGTACGACTTGACCTTACGCTGCGCTTTCAAGTATGCCTTGACGCGCTCCATCTCGCTCTTGTCCAGCTCTCGCTCGCAGAGGTCCAAACAAACCTCAATAAAGCGCCGCTTCAACACAGAGAAGTTCTTGATCCTGTTCAGGAACATCTTGGCCTTACGCCCCCCACCAATAGTTAGCCGTGTATACTGCCCGTCGCCAACCATCTGGTAGTTGATGCTTCCGCCGTAGTCCCTCTGGATCAGATGGAGTACTTCATCCTGTTCTGTCTTCTGGCTAAACGTCACATGTAACTGAGGCGTTTTACAATCGCTCTGGAACCGCACATTTACGGAACCGTCAGCATCCAGAAAACCTGCTACATATTTTTCACTTAGCCTGGCCATTGCCTGCTCCTAAGTTACTTTTCGCTTCCCTCGGGTTGTCCCTACCGCAGTAGAGCGTCCCCGTTATTCAGAACCGATTTAACCTGCTCACTTAAACCATAAGCAGCTTCTTAGACCACAGGGTAGGGATAAACGAGCCAGAGAAGCTCGTAGCGGGATTGAACGGTGCTTGCACCGGGTAAACAGCAGCCATAATGGCCTCCTTAAAAACAAAGTTCGGTTTCGAGCATCTGCTTACTCGTTAACAGGTTACGCAGTGATGCGTCCCTGCACGTAGGCGGCATTCAGCTCGGCTTCAAGTTTTTGTGCCTCGTCGTACTTGCCCTTGGCATTCATCATCGCAACTTGGTCGTACAGCTTGCCCCACTGGGACTGCGAGTACGTCTTACCCTGCTGCGGGTTGACGGTTGCCGCGTTGTTGCGCGACGGTGCGGTCTGACGCTCCAGTTCGACCTTGCGACTGTCGGGTTGCTTAGGAGTCACCACGTTGCGGAACACGTCCACAAAACGCTTAACGTCCATCACGTTGCCTTCGTTGTATGCCCTCTCCGCGAATACACGGCGCGGCACACCCACATCCGGCAGAACCTCATCCAACCACGCGATCCAGCGAGGGTCGGTGTTCACGGCGTCAAAGTCAGGCACTGCGCGGTGCAGCTGCTGCTCGAACGTCATTTCACCCACCTGACTACCAGTCTGCTGCACGTTGCGCTCAAGAGCGTCAATCTTTGCGTAAGCAGCCTGTAGCTTCGCGTCGTATTGGCTAGCGACTTCCATGGAGACCTTGCGGGCCACTTCAATCAAGTCATCGCCAAACGCTTCCCTGTCTGCGTCAGTTACCAAGCTCTCACGCTTAGGTTCTTCCTTCGGCTGCTTAGTCGTCTCCAGGGCTTGCTGCAGGTACTGAACCTGCCCGCTCAACTCCTTCAACTGCGCATGAAGCCTGGGTACCTCGGCGTCGTACTTGCCAGCGATAGTCCGGTACTTCTGCTCCCAGTCAACCTTGGGTTCCTCTTGCGCGACCACTTGGGTCGGCTCTACTTCAACGGTTTGCGGCTCAAACTGCGCGGGTGGCGCTTCGTCTACTGTCTCCTCAGTGGGTTCTTCCACCGGGGCTGATAGCTGCTTCTCCAACTCCTCGACATCCTTGATCGCCTGCTCAACCTGCTTCGGTATTGCCATTTGGGTACATCTCCTTAAAGCACCGGCCTTGTCTTCTAGCGCCCTCTCGGTGTGCTACCAACAATCTACGGTGTGCTTCGAAAATGCGACTACTTGAGTCGCTCCATCACCGAAGGCGCGTCTTTCATCGCCTCCAGAAAATCTTTCAGAACCTCAGCTCGCCCCTGCAGACGGTGGACTCGTACCATGTCGTCCGCGCTGACCAGCGAGGTCTTTGTTTCATCTAACAACTTTTGAAAGAGCGCTTCTAGTCCGCCTACCTGTTTACACGTCAACAGTGCTTGCACATGCTGCCGGTCAGTCGTGGCCCCTAAGAAGATGTTCATATGCGCGTGTTGTAATATGTATCTGCTTACTTGTCAACACGTTTATGCAGCGAGAAGATACAACAGCATCTCGTCTGTCGGGTTCTGCACAGTCGCTGGTGTGTACAGCGAGTAGTACGTGTTCCCTCGGCGCGAGGTGTGAGTCGCTACGCAGCCGCCGCTCGGTCTGTCGGAATACGCAAGGGTATACGCCTGCGACCGTATAAACGGAGCGCTCGCTGCACACTTCGGCCTCCTGGTGTGCGTTCTGCACACGCCGCGTACGCGTACATGTGTCGATGTCGTACCCACAACTGGAGGAAGTGTCGAAAATCCAGAAGAACATCGACATGACGCGCACGGTGCATCAGCCGCCTGCCTGAGATCGAACGTCTCTGGAAGTTCTACGCTAAACCGAGTAGAACCTTTTACAACTACCTCGACAGTGTCCGCTGCGCGAATTGGCCGGAACAGGTGCTTCCAATGACCTGCAGGTACTAGCTCCGGGTGCTCCTCAACAGGGACAGCGCCCCAGCTCTCGCCCCACGAGCCCGCAGACCAACCTACCCAGTAGGGAGACTCCCTCACGCTGGTCCCCACGGTGTCGCGGTCTGGCCGTTGCCCGTGATGGTGGTTGAATTCACTTGCTTGACGTTACTGCTGATCGGCGCAACCTGTGCGGCGGCGAGGACGGCGGCGGCGATGTCGGCGGCACTCGGACCTGATCCACCCACGGCAGTCGTGGCGTAGGCAGCACTGGTCTTGCGCTCAACGTACACCCCATAAACAGGGACGATGGTCGCGCCAAGATTGCCCTGGATGGTGTAGTTGCCCGCGTTGGGGAACTTTAGCGTCCAGCCGTTGATGAGGTCCGCCGCGTAGAAGTACGCACCGCCACCGAGATCGACCACCTTCCATGTATGAGTCACCGGCCAGATCATGCCTTCTTCGCTGTCTTCCCAGTCGCGGAGTGCCGCATGAAAGACCGGAAGGTCCGTGATCGAGGCAGTGGACTCGATGATCAGGTTGGCCGTGTCGAAGGAGATCGCCATGTTACTGGTCAGCCGTCCTCACCGTCGTACCCGAGCCGCCCGTACTGGTCACGCTGATCGTGGACTCGAACGGGATGATGGGCGATACCGCATCACCGCGACGAACACGGAAGCGTGCCGTGAAGCTGGTGTTGTACTGCATCGCCGCGCTGGTGATCGTGGCCCCGGACGGCGTGCCGTCGATGAACGGGATAAACGCATCAGCAGACGAATACCCACCCACCGGCACGGCAGGCGACAGGCCCGACAGCGTGGTGCCGCTCCAACTGGTGTAGGTGTGGCGGTTACCCGCGACCCGGATCACGCCGGAGGCTGGGGTATCCGATTTCAGGCCGGTCACGCTCAGGCTCGTCGCACCCGCCGTGGCGGTGATGGTGTACTCCGCAGTCAGCAGGCTGCCACTGTTGTCGCGTCCGCACAGCACGTAGTCAGACGTGGTGACGTTGGTCACCTCGATGGTGATGCTGGTCGGCGGAATCTCGGTCACGCCGGTATGGCTGATCAACTGGTAGTTTTTAGAATCAGCCGACATCACGCCGGTCAGCCACCAACCTTGTGCGACGAACCACTTGCCGCCAGCATAGGTGCCGAACGGGGCGGATATGTTCTCAGCGTAGGTCTGCCCTGGCAGGACACGATAGCGCCAGCCGGGTGTGGTATTGGTGGCGTCAAAGGTGATCGTGCTGGATTCGGAACAGGCCCACATCAAGGCTTGGTAGGCATTGGCCAGCGTGGTCGAGCCGTCGAGCGTGATCGTGCCTTTGTGCAGCAGAGAACCTTGGCCGCCGCCCAAATCCTGCGTGGTGTCACCGTAGGCAATGGCAATCTTCTCGGTGCCGGGTGTCGCGCTACCGCCGATGGCCGTGCTGAAGTAGCTGGCAGCGATGACAGGGGTCATGGTGCCCGTGTCCACGTTGGCATCCACCGCCGTCGAGAGGGCCGCAACCTGTTCGCCACCGGGCGAGAGATCAACGTCGAAATGACTGTATGTCTGGCCATACTTGCGGCTGAACACGCTGATGTTCTTCAGCGTCGTGTCGCCTGCGCTACCCTTGGCCTTGACCAGAATCTGGAAGTTGCTGGCGTCGGCATCCGCCCAGTATTTAGTGATCTTCGCGCCGTTCTGGTAGATGTAGATCGGGCTGGAGGCCACCAGCGAACCCAACACCTTGAGGCCGGTGTACAGCACATCGCCGCTGGACTGTTCCACCGAACCGAACTTGAACCACTGCGCCGTCGCATCATTGATGTTGAAACCATTGAGCAGGGACAACGCCATCGGACGCACGGCATTGCGCTTACCAGCCAGTTCGGACGGGTTGGCGTCGAGGATGTCGACATAGTCATCGCCGGTAGAAGAGGAATCGTCAGCGAGGTCTTGCAACCAGGCGTGCAGTTCCAGCGTGCTGTATCGGCTATGCGTGCCGGGGATAAAGGCAACGTCCTGCCGGACATTACCGGAGGCGTCTACGTTGAAATCGTCACTGATTGCCATGCTGTTGTCTCCTTACTCGTCAGCGATCTGCGAGACATAAATGCTCGAACTGCCGACCGTGGCGGTCATCAAGGTTTCATAGGGTCGATAGGTCGTGCCGCTGGATGCCTTGCGGATGCGGATACGCCAGTTGTTAAGGGTTGATCCCGCCGCGTAGACGTTGAGTGCGATAACCTCTGTCGTCGCATCGGCAACTTGGTCGTAAAGCGTTGTGGTGTCGGCCTGATCGCGAATGTGGATGCGACTGCCGACGACGACGTTGGAGAGCGTCAAGGTGTGGGTGCCGATGGGGTCGGTGGGGAGGCGCAACTTACCAACCAACGCGCCGGGCTGGACAGGTGAACTGCCAACGCTCGGAACCTGTGTAACCGCAACGCCGCCGAAGTATGTTGGGAATGCTAACGACGGCATCAGATCACCGTAAACTCAGGATCAACGTACACCGGCACAATGGCATCCGATCCACCCGGAACGCCGAACAGAGTTACTGTCGCAACGATCTCGCTTTCTGCCTTGATGGCGTAGTCCGTCGTGACTTCAAACTTTTTGGCTGAATAACCACTGTATGATCCTGCGTTTGTCCACGAGGCTGAACTGGCCGCTATGACGCTGGTTTCTTCCCTGCGTGCTACGCCTGAACTGTCGATGTAGGAAAACCCCACCTTTATATTCTCAGTAACCACATCCGGCATAAACACATTTAAGGCCAATGTGCGTGTTGCCGCTGAAAGTTGGTGAATCATCCTGAAATCAGGAGATTCGTACTGCGCACCGGGCTTCAGTGGCACGGCCCTAATCCACAGCAATCGCATTGAGTACCCGTCTCCAGATACCGGCAACGTGGCGCTCAAATACGGGAAAGGGGTTGGATCATTCGGAACCCATTCTGCTACGCCACGTGAGTCCTCAATGCGTAGCCCATTTTGACTGCTAGCCGTCGTATTGCTGTATGTGAGTTGATGAACACCCTGCGAATACAGAACACCAGATGTGTATGGAATACCGATATAGGTACTAGGCATCGCAATACCAGAGCAATTGTCCACGACAATATTAACAACGGCTGGTGATGACACCCAATTATTGAAGTTGTTTAACAGCGTGTACCCTGATACATATCCCTTAAATTCACATCCTTGCAGCAAGATGTTGTACGGGTACAGGTAGTTGTTATTTGAAATCAGTACGCCAGGGTCTGAAACACCACTGATGTTCAGGTCGAACTTACAACCCAACGCCTGGAAGGTTGTGCCGTTCTGCATAGCGTACCCTCCTAACATCAACGGCGCTGTGTACACTGTCGAGCGTGCAGTGGTAATCAACCAATCACTGTTTTCCCAAACTACATTTGCTGAGTTGCTACCCGATGCTGCGTCTAACTCATTTGCAATAAATGAACTTGTTTGATTAGCCGAGTCACGCAGTACAACATTATTAATTTTATAGCCACTTGCTCCTCCGTTTGAATTATACGCGGAACAAATTTTTAGAATAATTTGTGTAGTACTAACAGTATGTTCAATTTCAAACCCACCGCGTCTTAAAGCGGTATAACTGTTATACCTGCCAGGGTTTGTCATGTAGACACGGCACGTTGTATTCCAGCCTGTTCCATAAAAAACGATCTTGAGCGTTCCGGTCGCGGAATCCCCTGTCCATTTTGTATTGGTGTCAAAAACCAGATTCTTCTCAAACGCGGCGTGAGATACGTTGATATTCGATGACCAGTTGCGAGTAATCGTCTTGCTGGCACCGCCGCCGGTACGCACCCATACTGTATCTGTCAGAGTGGGTGTGGCTCCAACCAGAGGGATTTGATTGAACAGTCCATAACCATATTGGGCAATGGCACTCGACGCACCCAGTGCCACGTCGTTCATAAACCAACCCCAGCACCCACCAGAACCACCTGTGAATTGTGTGAGCGTAGGTGAGCCATCGAAGGTCGTGGCGATGGCCGTGGTGTTATGCGAGGCCGAACCAATACGCGACATGATCTGGCACGTTCCAGCCGGAGCACCACCAGATGGGCCGCGCGCATAAACCACGTTTTGAAGCCGGTTAGCGTTGGTTGTCGTAGCATTGGCAAACGTGGTGGATACCGTGTTTGTCGTGGCGTTGATGTTGGTCGCCAGTGCGTTTGCCGCGGCATCTGCGCTGGCTGCGCCGATCACGTTGGTCGTGCTGACAGATGCACCGCATACAGAGATCGTGCCGCTAGTCGGCACGCTACCGAAAAGGATGCTACCTGTGCTTGATGCCGTCGCCGCGTCCTTGCTGCTGCCGTCGCCCTCTTGCGGAACGCCCCAAGTTACAGGCGCATCAAGCCCTAGTCGGTTTGTTGTCAGCCCATATGCGCCATGATCGCAGTAATAATCAGCCATTCAACACCTCGTTCGCCCGGCCCGCCGCAATCAGCCCAGCCACTTCAAGCATCTGCACCCCGGCAATGGTGTCTGCGTCCGACGTGTCGATCTCCGTCGCCAGTTCCATCAGTGCCATATAGTCCTCAAGCATCGGGTTGACCTTGGCCGCTTCGCGGATGGCGATGCGCTCATCGGCTGTGAATCGACGCAAGTATTCCAACTTGGTCAGCGTCCTGCCGGTCACCACGCCGTCGATGACAGCGGGTGCCTCGGGTGCCTCCTCGACGTGATCGTGGGTGGCGAACTCCATACCATTCCACTCAATCGCTATGTCAGCGTGGTAGGCGTAGACCGTCAGCCCGTCAGACTTGCGAATCACTCGAAACACCGGCATCAGTCGTCTCCATCAGTGTTTGAAAACAACATGTACAGCAGCCCACCCAGTGCGCCGAGCATGGCGATGGTGAGGGTAAGCATGGCGTAGTCGAGGTCGCTCATAACTTCACCCAGCCTTTACCAGCGGCGAAACCAACGAAGATCACGCCGAGCAGGATCAGAAACTTGCTCACCAGGCCGCGCCCGACGCCGGTATAAAAGTCGTTCAGTGCCTTCTCTACCGCTTTGTCAGCGGCCTTCTCGACGATTGCATCTATCTGCTCGTCGGTCAGGACAGGCGGTGCCGTGCGGGCGTTGGTCAGCAGCCCGTTCAACTCTTCGATGCGTGCATGCGTCTCGGCTCCGCACTCCGCCAGGGTGTTGGCGGTGACATCCAGCTTCTGCCGGATGGCTTCGATCTCTTCGGCTTCGCGCTTCTCTGCGACGAGCTTGTGGGCGAGGCTGCTGAACTTGGCCCTGAGAACATGCGGTCCGACACTCTTGAGGTAAAGGTCATCCGCGCCGGAGGTGAGAGCCTGTTCCATTTGTGCGCTGTCTGTGGTCCCAGTCACGGCGATGATCCGCACGCCGATGCCCTTGCTGCTGTGCGTCCTGAAAGACTCGATCAGTTCGCACCCGGCCATATCTGGCAAGACCAAATCCACGATGATCAGGTTGAAATCCTGGTTGCGGAATATCTCCAGCGCATCTTCGCCGGTATCCGTCGCCGTGACGGCAAAACCCGATGATTCGAGTAGCGTGGTGACCAGACGCGACTGCACGTTGTCATCCTCGACAACGAGGGCGGAGAGGTCGATCCAGCGGCTATTCATCGGACGGCACCCCCGAGATAGCCCAAGCCGCCGAGCGGCATTTGTGGTACTGGCCAGCTATGTCTACGAGCAGCAATGATGTCGCCCCAAAACTCGGATCGTTGAGCGTCGGCAGCGTTTTTGGGCACATCAGCTTGATCACTGCTGCGCTGTCCGTTGATGGCGTTGTTGAGCAGCCGGAGAGCGTCAGGCTCATGGCGGCAATCACGGTATACAGGCCGCTCGATAACCTTTTCCACCACCTTGGCGTGGATGGTTTTGTTCTCGATGTCAATGCGACTAATCTCATCGGCTACTGCCTCCAAAGCCTGTCTTTGTGCTTCCACAAAATCAGCGCGCTCTGCCAGATCAATTGTGTGCCGTACCTTGTACCCAGCAGCAAAACCGCCAGCAAATACGCCGGCAGCCAGAAGACCACCTGCAAACAGCTTCCAAGGAAGTGGAATAAGGGAGAGCCACATGTCATTTCTTCTCCGTCCACTCGCGGCCCAACCAGACCACCATGACCGCAGCAAAGGCCGCGCCGAACTCACCAGCACCCATGGCTGGAACCTTGTAGCCCAACACCTCAAGCGATGCGAACGCGAACTTCAGGATCAGAACGACAGCAGCCATGCCTACGAACAGCAAAGTGTGGCTTTCCCGCCCGCGCGAATCCTTAATGGTGGGTAGGAGTTTCATGGGAAGTCCTTGGCTAACTCGATGTGTGGTCCGTCAGTCAGGGTCTTCCAGTCGCCGCCCCAAACAATCCGCACACCGATGTCTTCAGCGCACGCCTTGATGATCTGCCCAGCCTTCTTGAACAACGGCCAGTCCCACCTCACCTCGCCGCGCACAGACAGCGCGAAATCGAACGCCCGTCCTGTGATGTGATTGCTCTTCATGGTGCGGCTCGCGCCTGCTATCAACAGTTCGCGCTGTCGCTCCTCAGTCCGCAACCCCTCAGTGATGAAGAAGGTCACACCCGGCATCTCGGCAGGGATGCGAGCAGAAGCAAGCTGCGCCACGTCGCGCAGTTCAGCACGCACGCCTTGCAGTCGTTTGTGGTCGCGTTCAGTCAGCATCATGGAACCATGGGCGGAATAGGAAGGTACGCAGGTTGCCGATGCGCTCGTCGGGTTCTTTCCAGCCGTGCTTGATGTAGAAGCGTCCAGCAATGTGCTGGTCGATCAACCATGGCCACTTGGCGTCGGGCTCAACGGACAGGGTGAACTTGCCGAAGTTGCTGACCGGGTTGCGGATCACCAGCCACCACCACTCGCGCCAGAACTTGCCGTGCGTCGGGAACTTGTAGTGCGAGGTGCCAACGCCATGCAGACGGTTGCCGAACCACGTCGTCCGGCCTTCCCAGTCGGTCATCAACAGGAACGCCACCACAGGCATGCTAATCAGGATCATTGCCGGATAGAGCGTGAACCAGATCGTCGCGGCAGCGAGCAGTTTGAGCAGGTTAATCAAGGTCTAATACCTCGGTCGGCTCGAACGTTGGGCAGTGTGTTGCAGAGGGAAACTGCGGACGGTTGGCGGCGCAGTAGAACGTGTGTATCGGCGTACCTGTAGTACGGGACTCGAACCAGTCGGAGTCTTTGTACGCGCAGCGGTCGCAGAGTTTGTCGGTCATCCTGTTAACCTGTAAACAGATTAGTCGAAGGATACCATGTCTGCAGCGATAGGCAAGTTGAACGGACCCTCTGTGCTGGTGTACTCAGCTCCAAAGTCCGCGATGAAGATTGCCTTGTTGGCCTTGCTCGCATTGACCACCATGTACCCACGTACTGTGATCGTCGCCACGGGTATCTTCACGGAGTCGAACGTCAGGCACCCGGCACCACGATCTACCCATACACGGGGGTTGTGCAGTGGGAGACCACCTTGCTTATATCCCTTGCCGCTAACCTCGCCATGCGGTGTGTAGCTGCTAGTGTCGGGGCCTATATCCGCCTGCGATGTGTAGAACACGACCTTATACTGGTCCTTCAGGGTGTGTACCCCTGCAAGGAAGTCCGCCTTAGCCTGTGCCGGCACGCATGTCGTAATCATTTGTTGTTCGGCCTTGAGCTGATGAAGTTACTCTCACGACCACCTACTTGGCTGGCATCAGGCAGCATGTTCTTAGGCTTCTTCATAGACGCCCCGGTTACTGCGCCGCTCTCGTCACGCTGGAACTCAACCTGCTCTGGTGCCATAGAGGCCATCTGCTCGATCTGCATCTGCATCTGCTGGATCATCTGCTGAGCCTGCTCCAAGTTACTGATGTACTTACGATCAGGGACGATGCGGTCCACATTGCCAGACAGGTTACTGGCCAGATCGCGCATCAACTCTGCGATACCCTGCATGCCGACGATCTGTTGCGCTACCGGGCTCTGAAGGATGCCAGTCAGGAACTCCTGTTTACGTACCGCCTCAGCCTCCTTGACTACCAGTGACATCGCGCCCTTGGCTACGCACTTCGCGTCACCGATCAGCTCCGGGTCGTCGCTGTACCGCTGGTTGTATTGGAACAGACGCTCAATCACCGGAGTTAGCACGTCCTTGTCGATGTTCGTCATCACCTGCTTGATCGACTTCCCGGCGTTACTGATCAGCATGGATAAGCCTGATGACGTACGCCCAGCACCGGGGACATGCTCTCCGGTCATGTAGCGCGGAATACCAGACACCTCATCCGCCATTCCATGGAAACGCTCGTACACCGCCATCAGTTCCTGGGCGTTGCTGTTAGGCTGGAAGAACGTAATCGGAGCAGAAGCATCGCCGTAGTCCGAGCTGACGAACTGGTGAATCTTCCACGGGTACAACTGGGTGACATCCTCCCCAGCCGGTAATCGGCTTATGTTCACCCCGACCTGCGGGCCCGAGCTGATGCCCATGTTGTTACTGAGCGCCCGCGCGGCGGCGTTACACATATCTTCCACATCTGCGACTAGGTCCACAACGCTGTTACCGTCCACCTTGCCAGGGATTTTCTCGTACGAGGTCACGTAGTACGGCGTACGCCCAAGCAGGTCGTAGTTCAATACAGCCTTGATAACCCGGTCGCCGATCATCCAGACTTCGCATGGGTAGTGCATCAGTGCGTCTTCCACCCCAGCCTCGTCCATGCCCCACTCGATCAGCAGCTTGCCCTGGATGGAGTCCCACAGCTGCAGGGCTTCGACCGTATCGGTGCTGCCTTGGTCTACGTCCTTACCTTCGGCGTCTTCCTTCGCGGAGTCGATCCACAACCACTCGCCCTTATACTGCCCACTCGCAAAATCAGCCAGCACCGCACGGATCGCATCTTCGCTGTACCCTTCTACACCAATAAGCGCTTCCAAGTCGTTAGGAGTAAGTTTGTGCCGCTCGATCACGGCTCCATCCTGCACATGACTCGCCCAAGGAACCCAGTAGAACATGAACGGGTCAACACGATCCCACTCTGGACGCAGCTCTTCGGCCACGGCGAGAGAGCCGTTCTGCCACTTCAACGCCTTGCGCCGCCGTACAACCGGGCCTTTCAACACGGCGAACGGGAACGTCGCTACATCATCAAGGAACTCGCTGAAGTTACTCACGAACCCGCCCTCTGCGAGCTGGTCCTCCATCTTCTTCTCCATGCGGTCCATCCGCTCCTCGGCCATCTCCTTGAGACGCCGCATGGACGTGTCTTTCATCTCGGTCGCCATCTGCCTGAGTGTGGCTTCGTCCGGGACAGGAGCGCCCATCTGGTACTGCGCGAACAGCTGCTGGGTCATCTCTTGCTGGAGGCCCGCTATAACGTCGGGAGGGAGGTCAGGGATAGGCGTAGCACTAAGCGACCATGGTTTGTCCGCACCGGAGCCCAGCATCGAGTCCCTCAGCCAGCTGGTGGCTGCACGGCACTTGGTCGAGGCGATGCCCATGTATATCTCGGACCCACCTTGGCGTTTGATCTCTACCAGCTTCTCAGGGGAGTACTCCATCCGGCGACGGCGCACGTTCGCCAGCATCCGCTCTTCGAGGTCTTTCTTCCCATCGCGCATGGTTTCCCAGCGTTTGCGCACATGGGCTACGAGCCCCTGGATGACCGGCTGCAGCATCTGCTTGTCCGACGCTGACTTCGCTTCGTCTTCAAGCTGTTTAGCGGATTTTACTGGCACCAGAGCGAGCATATCGGAGGCGCAGGACGGTTGAGTTAACGCGTTATATATCCTACCTGCTTACTTGTCAACACGTTTGCTCATGTCCACCCAACCGCACTGACTTGTTTGATCTCTCGGCGTTTCGTGCTCGCCAAGCTGGTGCCGAACGTCTCTCCACCATCAGCGTGCAGGCACAGGTACTGCAGCGAGTCCGCGATGTCCGAGTACGGGTGGCTCTTCTCCGGGGACTCGTCGCGTTCGCCCTTCGTGTTGATCTTGTACCGGTACTTACCCGCCAGTGCGTGGATAAGCGGTACAGCACTGTCCTTGCACAACAGTATCCCTGCCTTACCGTCCACTGTGCGCGTCAGGTACTTATCCACTGCTGCGATACGCGCCGCTACGCTGTTAGTCTTGGCCGGTTTGACCGTAAACCCTTCGGCCTTGTAGATGTCCGCCACGGTGCGCTCGTCTGTCTGCGCCCGCTGGAACGCTGCCGGGTCGATGATCACTACAGTCTTGTAACCTGGGAACTTGTTAGCCAGCAAGGGCTTCAGCTTTTCCCTTACAAACCGCAAGGCTCCCATCCCGTCGCTGATAATGGCGTCGTAGATAACGACTCGTCCGTCGTGGATGACCTGTCCGATGGTTGCTGCGGGTGTGAGTCCTGCGTCAACCCCGATGATGAGGGGGCTGGTTGCAGACATGGGTTTGACTGGTTCCTTGCTGACGTGCGTTGAGCGCTCAAAAGACCTGAATACTGGCTGGCCCGAAAGACTCTTGCCGAACTTCGCATGGATGTAGACATCTATCCAATCCTCCGTTTTACCTTGCGCCAAGTTGTCGTAGTAGTCATCCGGCAGGAACCTCGTCCAGTCTGCCTCCGGTGCCAACCCGCTCGGTTGTATCGTCACATGCACGTTGGTCGGCGGGTCCGTCAACAGCTGTTCCCAGAACGTATCCTGATCTGGTGGGTTTGTCATACCCCAAAGGTGCGCATTAGGCCGTCCATCGTCGGTTTTGCACCCCACTCCGTTCATCATCTTATCTGGGTACCGTCCCAAACGACCCTGAGCAGCGTTGAAAATATCTGGGTGAATCTCGCGGAACTCGTCAAATATGAAGAAAGACGCCTGCAGTGACAGCAGCCGGCGAACGTCGTTGGAGTCATCCAGACCCCGGAACAACACCTCACACTCCACGTCACCAATCTTGATCAGGAACTTGTACTCGGTCTTCAGGAAGCTCCCCATCACACCATCGGGTATCCATTTCATGAAGTCAGGGATGCTCGTATCCCGCAGCTGCTCGCGCGTATTACGAACCCAGATCGCCCTGGATCGGCGCACTCCATCGTTGCACGGAGCCATCTGACTCGCGTGGTGGATGATTTTCATAATACCGGCAGTGGTTTTCGTGGAACCCACCGGTCCTACGGCAAGAGCTATGAATTTCTCGCTGTAGAAAAAGTCATCCAGGCTCTCGATGACCTCGAAATCTATCTTATGCGCCATCAGCTGCTTCCGGGATGGTTACTGCCACACCCTCGATGACTTCCCTGGAGTTGTCCTTGGCTCGGGTGATATTGATGATCACCTGCGGGCCTGCGCCCTGCACGTCTGCACCGCTCGGCTCCAGCCTTCCCATCTTGTTCAACATCTTCTGGAACTCGATCTTGTGGGGGAGTGGCACGTCGGGGTGCTGCATCTGTCTGAACAGGTTGTCCAGGTTAACGGCACCCATACCACGGGCGACCAGCTCCATCAGCTCCGGGTTGTCCCGGATGTCCGCGATGTCCTTGGGTGTCAGGATGGTCTGCTGAGCGACCGCTGGGTTATTCATGTCCATGATGTATGTTTACCCGTTAACAGGTTGGTGTCAAGCAAACAGACGCGTTGCCTCCAACGCCTTGCGTATCTGCATCTCCCGGTCGTGCATGGACGTGATGCCCGCCTGTATGAGCTTGGTGTTAGCACGCTGTATCTTGGCTAGGCGTGCGAGCTGCTTTTCCGTTAACAGGTTCCTGGCTCCAGGAGGCACACTGGCGACGCGGTTTACCATGTTGTTCTCGTCCGCGTACTGCCACGGTTTGTAGTACCCGAGTACATCCCTGCACGCATCGGTCATCTCTTTGCTGTAGTCACCAGCGGCATCGCGCAGCTTGCACAGATTGTCATGCGCCCACTTAACCGCATGGTATTTGAACTCGGGAGACAACCACATGGCAAAGTCCACCATCAGCAGCGGGTGCGCCCAAGTTCCACCGTACTTACCGCGTTTGGCGATGATGAGTGTATCCGGCGTGGTGCTCTCTTGCCGGCAGATTTCTTCTATGAACGCCTTGGTCTTCGGGCTTTCTTGCCAGTGGGACAACTCTGTGTTCGGGACCAAGCCGTGTTTTTCTGCAGCCACCTTGGCCAAGCTGGTCAGGTTGAAGTACTCGGTGTTGTGCATCTGCTGGACTTCAAGCCCCATGAACGGGCGGAGCATGACTTGTGCGGTTTTCATAATACGCGGATTCCGTATATTCAGAAGTTGTTAGTATATGCGCTGTTTACGCGTAGTCAAGTTGGTGGCGGGTATTTAGTAATTTTGGGGTGGTTTTTACCGGGGGCGTGGTGAATAATAGTTGAGTTATTTAGTCGGGTATTGATTTTAGGGGGATGATATGAATGGAACACTTAAGGCTGGGCGGGGCGGTGGCCGGGTGTCGGTCCCTGTACCCCCTACTCCCCCTCGCGCGCGTCAGCGCCTCACTCTCCGCACCCCCATCATGTTTACAGCACGCCATATACAGGAAAGGGCGAAACGTCCTACTCCCCCTGCTCTTTAACAAGCTGCCCATTACCGCGGTCACGTCCTAATCGTGAGCATACCGTGATGCTGTACCTGACTGGATGCGCGTCTCTGACGTGCTAGGTCGGGAATGGGTAGCCCTTGAGCCTGTCGCTCTTTAACAATCCAAGACCGCGTATTGACCCGGACAATGGTACGCATAAACCCGTTCCGGCAATACTCGCGCCCAAAGCCTAGGGATCGCATCCCTTCGCCCATAAGGCGCGCGGTATCTGAGAACGCCTTACACGCTAGGGCGTTCTTTCATACCCCAATAATTGTTTAGGAGTATTCACCATGTTGACCAAAACCGAACTTGATTCCATCTTCTCCGCCACGTCCAAAACGGACAAAGGCATCGAATCCCTCAACGACGTAGCACGCAAAGCTGTCCGCAAGGCATACAGCAACCCCGAGGATAAGGGCGAGTACGCTCGCACCCTGTTCTCCCATGTCGCCGATGGTCTGAAGTCGCCTATCGCCCGATTCTTCCGGGCTTGTGGCTTGAATGTCACGCTGGATGGTAAGAAGGATTCGCTGTCTATGATCGGCGATGTAGTAGATCGCACCAAGCAAGCCACCTTGCTGCCCAAGCTGGACGGCATGAATGCAATCGTGCTGGACATTGAAGGCGATAAGGCTAAGCGCGTGAAAAAAGACCCGGACGGCACATGGGCCGAGCAAGCCGATAAAGCCATCACGGATATGGTCAAGCGCTTGAAAAAAGAACGCCCGGAAGTTGCGGGCATCGTGAATCAACGTCTCCAAGCCCCTGCGCCTTGGGTGGCCAAGTTTGCCCAGCTTAACCTTGACGCGTCGGAAGTCGATGCTGTCATTGAGTACATCATCGAATCACGCATGGTCGAGGGCTTCGAGCGCAAGGCCGCGTAAGGCACCAACCAGCCCCTGCGAGGGGGCGTCAACCTAAGTCTATCTAATAGGTAGATTTAGGTTGAATATGTAGGTTATCCGTGTAATTGACTGGATAGTAGCTGTTATGCAGTTGTGTGACACGTCACAGCACGGCAGAGAGGGCACCAGCCCCCTGTGGGGGCAATGTATCAATCGACCGATTGGGACATGTCCCATTG